CTGACAGCGATTACAAGGCAGCGGTGCGCAATGCCCGCACAATGGCCACAAATGCTCAGAACGCGGGTCGATACGACGCATACAACCGGCTCACGAACAACGGCGTCGAGCTGACGCTAGAGTGGGCGGCGACGCTGGACAATCGTACGCGCCACGAACACAGGCTGATGCATGGTCAGCGGCGGGATGTCGGTGAGCCTTTCGAAGTAAGCGGGGTGAAGATCATGTACCCTGCCCAGACGGGCTCGTTTATGAGCATCGAGAACGCTCCCCAGGAGCTCATTTGGAACTGCCGCTGCACGATCCTCGCGTTCGTAAAGGGCTACGAGCACGACACGATAACGCACTCCGACAAAATGGGGAACATGACATTTGAAGAGTGGCTTTAAGCCAAGCCGAAGCCGCAGAACATTCTCCACCAGAAGAATCTCGGTGAGCAGATTGAGGGGAGTTACATAAAGCAGTACCGGAAGATGAGCAAAGAGGCGGACGAGATCCTCGCAAACAGAAAGCCAGATCCATTTAAGGGGCCTGATTTTACACCGGCAAAGACAACGGAAGAGGCCGAGAAGTTTGCAAGCCAGTTCATAAGCGGCGGCTATAAGTCTGTTGTTAATTATAAAGGTGTGGACGTTGAATACGCCAACGAGTTTAACAGGGCCTTTAATGACGTGCTATCGCATTATGATCCAAAATACAAACTCAGAAGTATTCAGCCTATGAACATGCGTGATAAACGATTCAAGGGGTCGACAGCTGATGCGGCATATCAATGGGGGATGAACGACCTGTTTTTTAACAAGTCATATTTCAAGTCAAAAAAAGAATTTGAAAAGCATCTTGCACAGCACAAAGAGTTGATGGATCAAGTGCTTCCGCATGTTGATGCCCTTATAGACAGATTTAAAGGGCAGACAGGGTTTGCGGCGAAGAAACAGCTTGAGTATGCTGAGGCTTTAAAAGCATCCGGCAGATCAAACGTGAGCGGTGCTGATCCATACGGAACCATGGTGCACGAAATAGGGCACTATTTGGACGACATGTTGTTCCGAAAAGAGATGAAGGCCAGAGGGTTTGATCTTAGCGCTTCATACGCTTCCTACTCGAAGAACATATCCGCTTATGCCGCTGAAACTGCGAACGAGTACGTTGCGGAAAGTTTCCTGGCATATTGGAAAGGCGAGCGCGACAATCTTGATCCTGACCTAATTGCTATTTTTGAGGGTACGAGAAAATGAAAAAAGGCGACCTGATTATTTACGATTATTTGAAGCCATTAAAACAGCTTGCAAATGAATACAAAAAAATGGAGGCAGAACAAGATGGGAGTAGAGTTCCGAATGGGCGACGATCACACGAGCGAGGTTCAAGAGGCCGTTCACGACGCAGTTCTGGTCGCTCTTGATGCGGCGGGCCTGCAGGCGGCCACTCTTGCGAGGATGGAGCTGCAGAATACACCGTCGAGAATCGACACGGGCCTGTTGCGAAACTCCGTCACGTGGGCGGTGAGCGGCAAGGCGCCAAAAATGTCGAGCTACAGAGGCAGCGACACTCACACGAGCGACAGCCCGTCAGCGGTAAAAAGAAAACTTGTCGGGAAACCGGCTCCCCCGCCCAGGTCCGGAACGTACACCGGTACCGCGCCGAATGATCCGGACAACAAGAAGGCGGTCTACATCGGGACCAACGTCGAGTACGCATATTGGGTCCACGAGGGAAATGACCGAATGGCACCGAACCGATTTTTGAAGAAAGCACTTGAAAATAACAAGGCAGAACTCGAGAAAATCATCGGTGATGTGTTGCGCAAATCTATGTGATTAAGTTAAAATACAAAGGAGGAGCCTTTGAAACACAAACTGAATAACGGCGGGACACCGGTACAATGCACATGCGGCAAAATGGTCGCAAGAATCCGGAACGGAAAGGTCTATGTTTACTGCAAGACCTGCAAGCGAGAGGTCCCGCTGGAAATAGAGCCAAGAGCCACAGCAGCCCAGAGCCATTGAACGTTTAGTTCAGTGGCTCTTTTTTTATACCCGCTGCCGATGCACTGGCGGTGGGAGCATCCACAAAACAAAGGAGGATTAATGAGCCTTACCAGGAAAATGCTCAAAGCAATGGGCATCGAAGACGAGAAAATTGACCAGATCATCGAGGAACACGCCGAGACCGTAAACGCGCTGAAGCAGCAGCGCGACCAGTACAAGGTTGATGCTGAAAAGCTCCCTGGCGTCCAGAAGGAATTGGACGAGTACAAAGAGGCGGCGGAGAAAGACGGCGAGAATCCGTACAAGGCAAAGTACGAGGAACTTGAAAAGAAGTTTGATGATTACAAGGCGGACGTGACCGCCAAGGAGACCAAAGCGCAAAAGACAGCGGCCTACCGGAAGCTGCTCAAAGACGCGAAGGTGTCCGAGAAGCGCCTGGATTCGATCCTCAAACTTTCCCCGATCGACGACATTGAGCTCGACGACAAGGGAGAGATCAAGGATGCAGCAGATGTTAAAAAGAAAATCGAAGAGGAGTGGAGCGACTTCATCGTTACCGAGGAAACACACGGTGCGGGCTCGCAGAATCCCCCTGGCGGATCCGGGGGCAGCCAGCCTGCCGGCAGCGGTTCCAAGAGCCGCGCGGCACAGATTCAGCAGCAGTACCAGGCTTCACTCTACGGATCAAAGGAGGAGAAATAAATGTCTTTTATCAACCTGAATGATGCAGGAACCGTTTATGCTCCTGGTTGGTTCCTGGCGCACGACGAGTGCGTAAGGGAGACGAGAACGATTCTGCAGACTGGCGCGACCACTGCGGCAGATGGATCCAAGTACGTGAAGATGGGTACCATTTACCCCGCAAACAACGCGACGGCAGTCGGAATCGTTTATGAGGACGTTGACGTGACCACTGGCGACATGCCTGGATCCGTCGTCACAAAGGGTATCGTGTACACGGACAGACTCCCCGTTGCGCCTGCAGAGGCCGCGAAAACGGCGCTCGAAGCGCTCGGCTTCCGGTTCGTTACCACGACCCCCGCGGTCACGCGCCCTTACTGAAAGGAGGAATAAGCAATGCCTAGAGTAGCATGGGAAAATGATATTCTCGGATTTGTACCCAAGACTGACTGGCTGGATGTCGGCACGATCGTAGCGCGTCCGAACGATCCGGTAGATCAGCTTATTGACGATACCAAGACCGACAACCTTGTCGCTGAGTGGGAGTCCCTGGCTTCTGAGTTCCAGATCCCTGTCATGGCACAGTTCCATGGCTTCGACACTGAGGCTCAGACAACCTTCCGCGTGCCGATCGACCGTCACAACATCGAGAAGGGCCTGATCAAGGTCAAGATCAACCAGTCCGAGCGCATGAGAACGCTGCTGCGTTCTGGCGTCCAGAACGATGATCTGTATGACTACATCATTAGGGATGGCGTGCGCCTGTCTGATCAGGTAGTCACACGCTCCAAGGTTGCCAAGAACGAGCTTCTTGCAACCGGCAAGGTCACGATCAAGGAGAACAACCTGAATCTGACCGTCGACTACGGCGTACCGAACGCAAACACCGCGTATACCCTTGACCTCGGTCCCAATGCGGATGTAGCTTCCCAGCTTCAGACCATCATCGACGATGCGACTGCGAAGGGCGTCACCATCACCGGCATGTACACCAGCCGCAAGAACATCACAAAGCTGAGAAACAACCTCGGCCTGCAGAAGCTGATCAACGGCAACGCTGCGGAAGGCGCGATGCTTCGCAACACTTCCCTGCAGGAATATCTCTCCGAGGAGTTCGGCATCAACCAGGTGCTGACCAACGATCTGACCTACGGCAAGAGCGCGACGATCGGTGCCAATGGCAGACCGAGCATTGCCACAGCTCGCTACTACCCCCAGAACAAGGTCACGTTCTTTGCTACCAATCCTGGCGGCAGACTTGCCCGCGGTCTCTGGGGCGATCCGCCTGAGATCGACAATGCAAAGTTTTATGAAAACAACGAGTCGTCCAGCTCCCCTTACGTCTACGTGACACAGAAGATGGAGTGGGATCCCGCGGTCCTTTGGACCAAGGCTTCCGCGCTGTTCATGCCGGTTCTGTTCAATCCGAACAGCCTGTTCATTGGAACCGTACAGCAGTAAGTAAGGAGATCGAGGATGCTCACCGAACTTTGCGAATACTTAAGAAACTGGTTCGTCGAAGAACAGGACAAGCATATCGGAACGATCACAATCACGGGTGGTGAAATCACTGCCCGTGATGATCTGTATTTACTCGGAGATAAGCGCATCGAGCCCATCAACGGCCAGTATATACGGGTGATCGGTAGCATCTTCAATGACGGAGTGCACCAGTACCCTGACTACACCATGACAGACGAGACGTTTAAAGGCGCTGTGTGGCTTATGCGGGTACCGCCTGCTGTCCTGGATCTGGCGGATGATATTGCCGCCTGGAAAGACAAGTACACAACGCTGGACAGCCAGTATATGAGCCCTTATAACAGCGAGTCGTTTGCCGGCTACTCTTACTCGAAGAGCGGCGCAGGGGCCAATGCTGCTGCCAATAGCAGCGGGCTTAGCGGATGGCAGGCTGTGTTCGCAGACAGACTTGATCAGTGGAGGAAGATTTAATGTCGCTACTAGACTTAGCAATGGAGTCGTGCGTAATGCTCGACAGAACAACAGCACCGGACGGATATGGCGGAGTGGTCCCGACCTGGGTCGACGGGGCCGAGTTTAAAGCGGCAATCGTGTTTGACTCATCTATGGCGGCTCGCGTGGCATCGGTCCAAGGCGTCACGGATCTCTATACGGTCACAACGCGCAAGGCAATGGTCCTTAACTACCACGACGTTTTCAGGCGCGTCAGGGACGGGAAAATCTTTAGAGTCACAACCGATGGTGATGACAAGGCCACCCCTGCAAGCGCAGCGCTCGATATGCGCGTCGTAAACGCGGAGGAGTGGGAGGTGACCGATGGATAACTGGCAGGCGCAGCAGGCGTTCTGGTCCAGCTTCGAGTGGCCAGCGTACGACGATCAGACAACCTTCACAGAAGATGACCAGCCGGCTTATCCGCATATCACTTACGAGTCCGCGGACGGCGACTTTGGCGCAGAAATGCAGCTCTCTATCCACTTGTGGGACCGCTCAGGTTCCTGGGCGGGAATCAAACAGAAGGCGGCGGCAGTTAAGGCCGCGCTTAAAGAAGGCGGCGTGAAGCTGAACACGGACAGCGGGCAGATATGGCTGAAAATACCTGACGGCGTGAACTTCAGCAGGCCGTTTGCGACCGGATCATCCGACGAACTGGTCAAACGAATCATGATCAATGTGTCAGCAGAGTTCCTGACTGACTGAAAGGAGTAAAAAAATGGGAATGGCTTTCACTAAGGTCGATCCGAACCTTTTTAAGAAAATCCAGATCAATGCGGGAATCATCTGTAAAGGATTCACGCCTTCCACGGGTGTGTTTACAGATATACTTTCCGCGACCTCTGGCGGCATCACGTTCGCAAGTAATCCCACTTATACGGACTTCTTCGAGGACGTTGACAATCTGCCGCCTAATACCAAGCAGGGCAAACGTCTCACGGCGTGGGATCCCGTGCTGAGCGGCACTATGCTCGAGGTTAATCCTGCCAATGTCAAGAGCAGACTGGGCGCGGCGGACACCGAAACCACAAGTGGCTCAACAATCACAAAAATCACTCCCCGCGGCTATCTTGTGGATGCAGATTTTGAGGACATTTGGTTTGTCGGTGACTATTCCGACGTGAACACCGGTGAAGGCGCAGGGTTCATTGCGATCCACATTATGGACGCTTTGAATACCGTGGGCTTCCAGCTTCAGACGAGCAAGAACGCTAAGGGCCAGTCCACGTTCGAGTACCACGGCCACTACGACGTTACCGACGACGATCAGACACCGCCGTTTGAAATCTACGTAAAAGACGCAGCGGCATAAGGAGGATGTATGGCAGAAGAGAAAATTAAAAGCATCGCAAACTGTAAGCCCACGGAGTTTGCAAAACAGACGAATGTGATCAGGCATTATGTTGAAAAATGGCTGGGGCACATCAAGTTTGCAGACATCAGAAAGCACCTTCCCGAGATCCCTGAAGGCGTCACAGAAGCGGAAAAGAACGAGCTGATCCGGAAGCAGAATTACAAGAACTTCTCGGACATGCTTGACGCTGCCCTGGACGAGTATCCGGAAGAGACGATGGGGCTGCTTGCGCTTTGCTGCTTTCTGCCTGCAGAAGACGTGGACAATCACCCTGTCAGCATGTACTTCAAAGCGGTCGCGGATATTCTCGCGAACGAGACGGTGATGGATTTTTTTATTTCATTAGCCAAGCTGGGGCTGAGGCATGGGACCTGACGGGGATTCAAATTGAGATGATCGAGCTTATGGGAGCGGGATATGTGGTTGACTACTGCGTATCCCGTTATAAGCATAAGCAGGAAGAAAAGCAGTACCGCGTATACATTACGGACGCATTAATGGTTATAGCCAATAACACGGCGAGGATGTTCGGGGGATCCACAGTAAACATGAGGTACTTGGACATTATAAAGCCGCAGGACACCAGGACTGGCGATGATATTGCTGTCGACGTAATGCAGCGGGCAGGGCTCACATTCGCAAAGGAGGAGTGATGGGCGGAGAACTTTTTTCATTATTCGCAAAACTCACCCTTGACACAAGTGAGTTTGACCAAAATACAGACAGAGCCAAAGAAAAGGCAGGTGTATTCGGGGATGTACTGGCGGCAGACCTTGTCGGCAAAGGCATTTCCCTTGCATTTGACGGGCTAAAAAAACTCGGTGGAGCAATAAATGACTTCACGACCGATGCGGTTATGTCCTATGGCGAGATTGAGCAGTTGCGGGGCGGCATTGAAACCCTGTTCGGTGAATCCGCTCCAAAGGTTCTTGCGGATGCTGATGCGGCGTTCAAGACGGCAGGAATGAGCGCGTCACAGTACATGGACACCTCAATCCAGTCAGCGGCGTCCCTCATTAATTCCCTCGGCGGCGACCAAGCAAAGGCGGCTGAACTCATGAATATGAGTATCACCGACATGGCTGACAACGTGAACAAGATGGGAACGTCCATGGAAGGCGTGCAGAACGCTTACAGGGGCTTCTCCCGTGGCAACTTCACGATGTTGGACAACCTTGCCCTTGGCTTCGCAGGGACCAAGGAAGGTATGCAGGACCTGCTCGATAAGGCTGAGGAAATATCGGGCTTCAAGTACGACATTTCCAGTTATGCCGACATTGTTGAAGCAATTCATGTAGTGCAGACCGAAATGGGGATAACTGGGACAACTGCTGATGAAGCGGCGGGTACAATACAGGGTTCACTGAGCGCGATGAAATCCGCATGGGAGAACCTTGTTGCAGGGATAGCAGACCCCGATTCCAATCTAGGAGTGCGAATCACCGAATTTGCTGATTCTGCCGAGACCGCACTGAATAACATTGTCCCTGCGGTGGGCACAGCCCTGTCAAGCATCGGAGTTGTAATAAAAAGACTTGCCCCGATTGCCCTTGAAAAAATTCCCGAAATATTCAACAATCTTGCGCCCGACCTCGGAGAGGCGGCACTTGCAATGGTTGAATACGTGCTTGACGCTTTTGGGGACAACGCGGGCAAGGTGCTGAACGCGGGCGCGGAGTGGATAACTCAATTCGTTGCGGGATTCGGGCAAGGAATACCGGACTTTTTGCAGATGGCATTACCTATGTTGCTCAGCTTCGTGAAATCACTTCGCGATGGGGCAAAGCAGGTAGCAACCGCAGGCGTAGAACTGATCAAGGGCTTGGCGGATGGCGCAGGAAAGAACACATCGTACATTGTTGTCATGGCGCATCAGATCATCAACAACCTCTTCGGCGCGTTCATGGACAGCGCCCCCGTGCTTTTTGATGCGGGGCTTCAGTTACTCCAAAGCCTCGGAGAGGGAATTGGGGAGAACATCCCAAACTTCATCGGCTTTATCCTGCCGCTGATTGAGCAGTTCTCGGAAACGTTCCGCGAGGGCGCGGGAAACCTTGTGGATGTAGGCATCGAGTTTATCCTCAACCTTGCACAAGGCATTATGGATTCCCTGCCAATGCTGATCGAGCAGGTGCCAGAGATTATTACAAACTTTGCGGGTGCAATTAATGACAATGCACCGAAACTGCTTGAGGGCGGCGTCCAGTTGATTTGGACGATCATTCAAGGCATTGTTTCCGCGGTGCCCACGCTGCTTGAAAACATCCCTCAGATATTTGAGGCTTTTTTGGCAGTATGGACGGCCATTAACTGGGTCAACCTCGGTAAAAATGTAATTGAATTTATTTCAAACGGCATTAAGGCTTTGGCGGATAACGCGCCGCAGGCGCTGCACGACGTTGGAACAAAAGCGGTCGAGTGGTTTACGTCCATCGACTGGGCGCACGCAGGAACGCAGGCTATTGATTTTATCAAATCTGCAATCCTGGGTGTGGCAACAGCGGTTCCGCAGACCGTTCTTGACATTGCGAATGATGCCTGGGAATGGTTTAACGGTGTGGACTGGATGTCGCTTGGTTCAAACATCATTGACGGCATTATCAACGGTCTGACTGCTGGCATCGGCTGGCTGAAAGAAAAGGCTGAAGAGGTCGCAGAAAGCGCGTTAAACGCTGCGAAGGACTTTCTCGGCATTGAATCGCCGTCAAAAGTGTTCCGAGATGAAGTCGGTAAGATGATCCCTGCGGGCTTGTCGATTGGTATTGACAGGGGCGCAGAGGAGGCTATTGATTCTGCCAGAAGGCTCTCTGAGGATATTTTCAAGCCTTTTAATAACCTTGACGCACCGACTCCAAACATAATCGGAGAAGTACCGTCTGCGGGCTACATGCAAAGCATCGCGGGCATGATTGAGGCAATCCGCTCGAACAACGAAGCACTCATGGACGGTCTTTATTCGTTGCTGACAGCGGCAATGCAGGAACAGCCCGTGGTCGTGCAAATCGGGAACCGTGAATTTGCAAGGATACTAAGAGAGGTAAACGCATGAGGACGGTGGTCAATTATATCGCATCGTCGGGCAACGAGTATCTGCTCAACACTAATGGGATTTTTCACAAGAAAAATGCCTACAGCAACTGGGCGTGGGGCGTTGAATCCACAAAAAGGCAGTACGGCGTGCGGGTGACAGGTTTTACCCGCGCCGCCGCCCAGTTTAAGGCAGAACTGCTGATATATGGGGAAAACCCGCGCGGGATACTTAATGCCCTGCACGATGATTTTGAACTTGATGTGCGGAACAACACGCCTGGCAGGATAGAGGTGAACGGATTTTATATTAACTGTTTCTGCCTGTCCGTTAAAAGCCGCGAAAAACTGGATACGATCACAGACGAGGTTGTGATTTATGTACCTGCGGGCTTTTGGTATAAAGACTTTGAGCGGTCCTTTGTCTCAACGGTTGAGGATGATCCTACCGGTGACCTTGATGCTCCGTTTGATTATCCGCACGACTACAAAGCGTCGCCATCAAGCACCGGAAATTGGGAGACAGAAACAGTTTTCCCGTCTGAATTTACGATGCAGATTTACGGTCCTACGGTCAATCCCAGGGTGACGATCAACGGGTACCCATACATCGTGTATGCTACGATCGCTGCAGGAGAGACACTGGTCATTGATTCAAGGGCACAGACGGTTATATGCGGGGACAGAAACCTTTTCGACAGCAGGAACAAGAAGAAAAGCGTGTTTGAAAAGATTCCCGAGGGTGCGCTCGCGATATCGTGGGGCGACTTCAACTTCGACCTCACAATCCATATGGAAAGGAGTGAGCCG